CGCATTAAGAATGCGGAAGGTAAGGTGATGAAGCCTGCCACTTATAGTCCACCCGATCTATCATTTTTACTTCCGGAAATGACAGACTTGCCGTTGACAGAAGAATAGTTATATGATAAATATAGACAGCATTGCCCATAAGGGGATGCTGTCTATATCAACCCTCGCTTAACCAAGGAGGAACCAATATGGTTTTATTTCCCGATCTGTCCAAGCTGGACACATTTTCAGTCGGCTTCAATGAAGTCTCAAAGCGTCTGCTAGAAGCCCACGATCATCTATCAAAAGCAGTGCCAGGCTGGCCTCCCTACAATATCATCAAGGTCGATGAAAACAAGTATGTCATTGAGCTAGCTGTTGCTGGCTTTGGTAAGTCCGACCTTGAGATTGAAATTCAGGACGGTCGTCTGCTTATTCGTGGCTCCACAAAAAGCGATGAGAAGTCAAATTTCCTGCATAAGGGAATTGCTGATCGCGCTTTCCGTCGCGAGTTCCATCTTGCTGACACAGTGGAAGTCAAGAATGCCGAGATGGTAAACGGCCTGCTGAAGGTATGGCTGGAAAATATCATTCCAGAACATAAGAAGCCTCGCAAGGTTGATATCGAAGAAGCCGGCGATACACCTAGTAAGAAGTCAACAAAGCAACAACTCAACGGATGAACCGTTGAGAGTTGTTAAGGGGAGAGGCAACCGCCTCTCCCCTGTTTTCATTTGGAGAAAGACATGTTTAATCGAATAATTACAAAGATACGCACGCTATATACAGAATGGTGTACGAGTCAAGAAGTTGCATTTGCATTAGCCGATCATCGGATTGCACAAGAGCATCGGATCTTGCTTCAAGCCAGACTGGATGAACTTAATTCAAATAATCGTTAGGAGGTCCTAATGCTTTCAGCAGAAATTCTGCATAGATGTTTCCCCAAGGCCAATAAGGATAATCTCAATAAGTATGCTGATGCGCTTGTGGCAGCTTGCGAAGAATTTGAGATTAATACACCTAAGCGAGTCGCAGGGTTTCTGTCTCAGGTCGCACATGAATCCGCTCAGTTTAGCGCGATTAAGGAAAATCTGAACTATAAGTCTCAGGCTCTTACGGCTCTATTTGGTTCTCGCATTACGGCCGCGCAAGCTGCTGATGTTGGTCGTGATGACACGACAAAGAAGCCTGCAAATCAAGAAGGTATTGCTAATATCATCTATGGTGGTGCATGGGGTTCTAAGAACCTAGGCAATGTAAATGAAGGTGATGGCTGGAAGTTCCGCGGCCGCGGCCTTATTCAGCTAACAGGTCGTAGCAATTATACGAATTGCGGAAAGGGTCTTAATAAGGATCTGTCTGAAGATCCTTCATATCTGGAGACACCAGAAGGCGCCGCCCGCTCGGCTGCATGGTTCTGGAAATCTCGTGGTCTAAATGAAGTTGCTGATACTGGTGATGTTCGTAAGATGACAAAGTTGGTCAACGGTGGTGACCTTGGTCTTGCTGACCGCGAACATCACTATCATGAAATTCTTGGTGTTCTTGGCGCCGAGTAATGATTTCTGATAATCCGATCATCGGCATGAAGCTGGTGAGCGGTGAGGAGATTATAACCCACGCACGTTTCAATAAAATTGAGCGTGCGTGGCATCTCCAGTTTCCTGGTATGCTAGTGCCTATGACAAGTTCATCAGGCAAGCCGTCTATAGGTGTCGGTGACTATCTACCTTTTACAGAAACAAAAGAAATAACAATACGTGAAGACTGCGTAATGTTTACATATATACCTGATAATGAAATGATCACAGGATATAAAAGCAATTTTGATTCTGAAGATTTACCAGACAAAGCTAACGTTTTACCCTTTACACGCAAGTAAAAACCCTGTATAATAGGGCCTATGACAAAGTTTTATACATTTGCTTTCCAAATCGGTAACACGATTCACGTCCGCGGCTATGAGAACGGAATCCGTTTCTCTGAGAAGGTTAAATACCGGCCGACCCTCTTTATACCATCAAAGCGAAAAGGCCTGACCCCAAAGTCAGGCTGGAAAAGTATTTGGGGTACAGAGGTCGAGCCATGCCAATTTGGCGATATCCGCGAGGCCAAAGATTTCATTGAGCAATATAGCGATGTATCCAATTTCGATATCTTTGGCTTGCCTCGCTTTCAATATGCATATCTCAATGAAGAATATCCATATGAAATCCAATATGATCGTGACTTAATCGAGATTGCCAATCTTGATATCGAGGTTGGTTCTGATAATGGATTCCCAACACCAGAAGCTGCGGCCGAGCCAATCACGGCTATCACTCTCAAGCGCGGTAAGAAATTTATCGTCATGGGTTGTGGCGACTATCGCCCATCGCGCCATGATGTCAAGTATATGAAATGCCGTGATGAACGTGATCTATTGGAAACCTTTCTAATGGAATGGGAGCGCGGCCATCATCCTGAGATTGTCACTGGTTGGAATGTCACCTTCTTTGATATTCCATATCTGGTGAATCGTATTACTAAGGTATTAGATGCAAAGGCTGCAAAGCGACTATCTCCTTGGGGATTCATCTCGCAGCGCACTACAAACATCATGGGTAAGACGCAGACGGCCGTTGATATGGCTGGCGTGTCCACTCTTGATTACCTTGAAATGTATAAGAAGTTTACATATTCACAACAAGAATCATATCGCCTAGATCATATTGCTAATGTTGAGCTAGGTGAGAAGAAGCTTGACTATTCTGAATATGGTTCATTGCACAATTTGTATAAAGAAAACTATCAGAAGTTTATCGACTATAATATCAAAGACGTTGAACTTGTTGATCGCCTCGATGAGAAAATGAAGCTTATCGACATGGTTCTTGCTCTGGCCTATGATGCTAAGGTGAATTACACTGACGTATTCACTCAGGTTAAGATGTGGGATGTTCTAATCCACAATCATCTGTGGAAGAAGAAGGTCTGCGTGCCTATCACTGGTGGTGGCAGCAAGGATGAAGCTTATGTTGGTGCATATGTCAAAGAACCGCTTGTCGGCGCGCATCAATGGGTATTGTCATTCGATTTGGATTCACTGTATCCGCATTTGATCATGCAATATAATATCTCACCCGAGACACTTGATCGTGTAAATCGTGTGGATATTACTGTCGATAATCTACTCGATCCAAATTATCAGCCGCCGCTGCGTGAGGGTTATAGCCTTGCTGCAAACGGTCGATACTTCAGCAATCAGTCTCAGGGCTTTCTGCCTGAGATGATGGAACGCATGTATGAGAGTCGGTCTGAATATAAGCGCAAGATGATCGAGGCTCAAAAGGCTGTTGAATCTGCAAAGACTCCGCAAGAAAAGCGCGACCATGAAAAGTCTGTATCTCGATACAAGAATATGCAGCTTGCAAAAAAGGTTCAGCTAAACTCAGCTTACGGTGCAATCGGTAATCCATATTTCCGCTTCTATGATCTTAATCAGGCCACAGCTATCACAGTCTGTGGACAGCTTTCTATTCGCTGGGCTGAAGTTAAGATTAATGAATATATCAATAAGCTTCTTGGTACAGAAGATGTTGATTATGTTATCGCAGTTGATACCGATAGCTTGTATATCACTCTTGATGGTCTGGTGACTAAGGTATTTAAAGACAAAACTCCTACAACCGAACAGATTGTCACCTATCTTGACAAGATCGCTTCACAGGCATTCAAGCCAGTCATTGACAAGATATATGCAGGCCTGCATGAGCATATGAATGCCTTCGCACAGAAGATGTCTATGAAGCGAGAGAACATTGCAGACCGTGGTATCTGGACAGGTAAGAAGCGTTACATTCTGAATGTTCATGATTCTGAAGGTGTGCGATATGAAACACCAAAGCTAAAGATGATGGGCATTGAAGCAGTTAAATCTTCGACTCCTGCATTTTGTCGCAAGGCTATTAAAGATGCATTGAACATCATTATGACTAAAGATGAAAGCGCAATGCATCAGTTTATTGCATCTTTCCGCGAGCAATTCAATAAGATGCGCTTTGAAGATATTGCATTTCCAAGAGGAATTCAGGGCCTTGGGAAATATAGAATGGTCGAGAAGGGTATTCCAATTCATGTGAGAGCTAGTCAGACATATAATACTCGTCTCAAACAACTCAAGCTTGATAAGACCTATGATCTTATCAAAGATGGTGATAAGGTAAAATTCTGCTATATGAAAATGCCCAATCCATTAAATGAGAATGTATTGGCTATCGCATCCGTTCTACCATCAGAATTTGAGATTGACCGATACATAGATTATAAGACACAGTTTGAAAAGGCATTTCTTGATCCGCTTCGCTCGATCCTTGATGTGATTGGATGGCAAGATGAAGATAGACCTACACTGGAGAAGTTTTTCACCTAATGGCATACTTGAATCATAATCTTCCGACATTCACATGTTATATGCGGAATGAATATCTGTACAATCATGAGAAGGGTCATGGTGAATTTACACTATGTGATGTGCATAGTGTCGCAAGCATGGAGAAGCGAGTACCTCTCTTTGAAGCGTTTCTAGATAATGGTGTCAATTGGACACGCCGACCACT